GAAGTACTCATCGATCATTTGATCGTAGTCGAGCTTGTCTTTTGATTCGGGATTGGCGGCAACAATGCGCTCAGCGCCACCAAAGAATCTTTCAACCGCGTTCAGAGCGACGAGCTTTTGCGCTTGCGCCATGACCGAGATGTATTCAACTTTAAGATCAGCGCCCGCGAGTTCAGGAGGCGGCTCAGGCAATCTGCCTTGCTTGAGCGCAAGGAAGAAGCCGATATCGATTGTCGGATCAAGCAAGTCTTGGTTCAGTTGCTCAAGCACGGGACCAAGAGCCAGAAGTTTTTCTTCTTGTCTTACGTCAACTTCAGTCGCGGTCATTTCGCGCCTGGTGAGATTTGAGAGCATGAGGAACAAGTCCTCGTAAAATGCTTTTTTAATTTGCGCTCTGGTGTCTTGGATCACAACAGACATCCCAGCAAGATCAGGTTTAACTTCAATTGCCGGACGGAATCCGTTACCACTTGCACCGAGATCAGGTACGTAAGTGATATCGCCCGCAACAATTGAACTGCGCTGATTCTTCATCGCATTTGATGCGACCATCGGGGGATTGATTTGCTTTTCAACACCCTGACTCATGCGCTTGTGCATCAATTGCAGAGATTTGATATCGCCAAGAGCGCGCATACCGGGGCCATCGGTGCCGTAAGAATCAGCGCCCGTGACTTCCCAGCGAGGAGCTAGGACCGGAAAGTAGTCGTAGCCTTTTTCTTCTAGAAACTTTTCAGCGTTGTCATCCGTGTAAGCTGTCGCGGTTAAGTTTCCGCAACCGCGCTCGTAGTAACAAGAGTAAAAAGCTTTGTACTTTGATTCAAGTTTGCGCGGATCGTGCTCGTCGTTTGGTGTTACGAAATGACGGACATCAACCCAAGTCTCCATCGAGCCTTGATCGTGGGCTGACTTCACCATTGTCGAGAAGCGTTCCCAGTGAATGTTTTCTTTGGTTTTCTCCTCGCCTGAGTCGTAACCGAATTTGGCGATGAGCTGACGAACCGTCATCCGGAAGTCGCGCATGAATACGCGCACTCGGCCCTTTTCATCGTTCGCAATTCGGTACGAACCAATCGGAAAAGCGTAGCAGCGCAAACACTCTTCCGCGTCTTCATCAATAAACATACAGCCCGTTTGGAAAACCCCAAGGTCTCCGTAAACAATCGGCAGCACGTTATAGATATTTGACTTAAGAAAGATTCGGTTGAGCTCCCGCGTGGTGTCATCAAGCCATTGCTTGACTGAGTCGTTCTCTTGCAAGACCGGGTTGGGCGACGTCAATTTGAACCACGGCCTAGCTGGCGAGGTGACGTTAGCCATGAGCCCTGCGCGCAGCGTGCCCGCGGCGGAGCTCCCGGTTGAATCGATGATCTTAAGATTGCGACGATCGCCGCGATTGGTGTCAGTCAAAGTGAACTGAGCACGGCGCGGAAGGATGAAGTCGGCCAAGTCCTGGTAGTGCGTTTTGAATGTAGAAAACTCTTGATCGAGTTGCGCACCGAGGATTTCAAACTCTTTTCTTTTTCCCATTTAGGACCCCAAAAGAGTTTTACGGTTGTAAGCGTTTGAGGGGGCAGTGCGGGCACCAAGTGCAAATGAAGCGGCACGGCCGCCGGATGCTCTACGCTTTTGTTTTTGGGCGAGAAGGGTCTCAGCGTTTTGGGCTTTTAAGACTTCTTGATCGAGAAAAGCTTGCTCTTCTTTGGCGTCGTTTTCGACGAGATCGCGAGCCGCTTGCAAATCATCTTCAGCTTTTTTGCGGCGTTGTTCAGCGACAATACCTTGAGCTGATCCGCGAGATGCTCCGTTGCCTCCGCTACCCATGCGTTTGCTCTCTCCCTGTTTGTCCCCGTAGCTCTTACGGTACGGTCAACCCCAGAAAAAGGCAATGTGGTCACAAAGAACGGTGCGTTATAGAAGTTTTTTGACGAAAACTTTATCGACTAATTTGTAGCCTTTTCGCTCGAGAAGCGGCGAAAAGTCACGACGTACGGGCACATGGTGGAAGATGTCAGCCATGCCCTCGGCTTTGAGTTGCTCTTCACACCAATTGATGAACTCGCCGCCAAAACCGCGATGCTGGGGGTCGATAAACAGGAGATTGCAAATCGCCTCGAGATGCTGAAACAGTAACGAGCGTTGCACAAAAAACACCATGTATCCAACAAGCTCGCCGTCTTTGCGCGCCTCAAAAGCCCTCACGTGTCCGGCTTCTTCAGCGCGCAAAACTCCTTGGAAGTCGGGTTTTAAGTGATCATCCCGGTGCGCGATCTCAACAAAATGTTTCGCGAAAAGAGTTTTGCCTTCGATCCAAAGCGTCAAGCAAGAAGCTGGCGCGTAGCTTATCATCCGAACTTCTCATCTGACATTGGGTCGCTTTCGGCGTGGTGCCCCCTCGGCCCGCCTTTGGTGTATTTGTCCCTGAGTGCAAACAGAGAATTGCTTGCAGGTTGGTCTGCAATTGCAAATGTGAGAGCCAAAGCGTCAGCTCTGTCAGGGGAAAATCCAAGACGCTTTTTGATTTGATCTTTGTCCTCAAGGAGGAACATCCCGTTCTTAAAATAGTATTTGGGGGCGATCAGTTCTTTAGCGAGTGTCGGATCATTTGGAAGTGCTCCATTTTTCTTAACCCATTCGGCCATCTTAAACCACATGTAGGCTCTCATGTTGTAGTAGCTGGGCTCGGGAGACTTGCCGCTGAAATGAACTTCTTGCGGAGAGTATCCTGCGAGTTCCAAGTTATCGCACACGCCAGCACCAAAGCCGCCAGTGCCATCAACGAACTCCATTTCAGAACCCCAATCGATCTTAGCTTTTGCAACCCGGGCTGAGATCGCTGGCGTCTTCTCGCCTTTCATGACTACAGGTTTGAAAGCAACCAAGCCTTGGCGCGGAAAGATCACAGTATCGTCATCACCAAATCTCGCGCAGTCGACACCAAGGCGCTTTTGGCTCCAATTGTATTCTTCCTCGCCGTAGTGTTTCTGCATCGACGCTTCGACATCCTCGGGGCCGAGTAGCGAGTTGAGCGCTGATGCGGGGAACTCGCCCAAGATGAAAGCCATGACCCAAGGATTGTCGCGCCCGTACTTCTTAATTTGCGCACGAGCCCACTCAATGTCGATACGCTTTGATCTTCTCGGGTCATCCGGATCACCCGTGATACGCACCAAATGCCATTGGTCGCCGTTTGCTACAGCCTCGTAAAGCATTCCAGTGTGTGACGTAGGGTTGCCCGCTTGAATGATCTTTCCAAAGAGCGGACCAGTTGAAAGGCCCTGCTCGGCTGATTTCAAAACGTTTGGTGAGATATCGCCTGACTCATCGATAATGTAGAGAATGAATTTTGAGTGAAGGCCCGAGAGCGTCCTTCCGATCTCATCAGCGTTTGCAGTCTTTGGGAACGAGCGCGCCGACATGAACCAAGTCTCTGGGTGATCATTTGCGCAGATTCGTTTTTGGTTCCAGTTAAAAGCTGAGCGCAGGAACTCTGATTTCTGTTGCCACTTGTTGAGCTCGGCCCAAAGGTTATCCTGAAGATTGGCGCCCGACATCGACATGACGGCAGCTTTTGGATGCTCTCCCTTTGCGCCGTAGCACGAGAGAAAGTTCCAACCAAGAATTGCTTCAACCGCAGTCTTACCGGGGCCAGCACATGCGCGCATAGCGATGCGACGCTTGTCAGGCTCCATTGACGGGAAGACATCAAAGACTTCTTTTTGCCAGACATCAGGCTCAAAGCCGAAATTCTCATAGGCAAAGAGCGAGACGTTCTCACGCCAACGCTTGATGCGAGCTCTTGCCCGCTCCCAAGCTTCGCTCACGTGATCTCGCCCCACCAAAGATAAAAACCAAATCGGCCAATGCGCTGTCTGCGCTTTTCCATGTTGATCGGGTCGGGGTATTCGATCAGGTCCCTAGCGTGGAAAGTGTATTTAAAAACACGGATGAAAATCCAAAGCGGTTTCCACTCTCCAAACCAGTAGACCTTTTTCATTTCTTAGCGATAGCCTCATCAAGCTTTTTCAGCCACTCAGCCATTGATGTAGCGGGCAACGTGACTCGCAATTGGCTCGGGGGCTCTGTCACCAATTGAAAAACTACATCTTGAAAAGCCGTAAGACCTAGCGGGCCTTTGGCCATTCTCATGGGAAGCGGGCGATAAGAGACGATGCGATCAAGATCAATTCGCGTCTCCGCAAAGTTGAACATCCTCATTTTTGCAGCTCCCTTGCTAGATCGCAGCAAATCTTGAAAGACTGTTCTAGAAGTTTGGCCATCGCCTCGCGGTTTGGGTACTCAACCGGCGGTGCAGGCAACTCCGGCAGCATGTCTCCGGGCCGGATGCGCCCGCGCAAACGGTCGGGTACTTCTCCGGGCGAAATACGCCGAAGAACATCTCCAACTGCCATATCTAAATTATACTCGCGCAGTCGCTCAGCGAATTGATGATCGGTAGCGCGTCCCCGGAGCACATTCTCTTTGATGTTCTCATCAATCAAACTCATAAAAGTTTGATCCCTTTATCGTTTGATCGCTGCATCAGGAGCACTTGGTTAATAAACGATTTCAGTTTAGGGACCATGTCGGCTGGCATCACAGGCGCTTGCTTTGGCAGACAGCAATGCTTTGCTTTCTTGTAGCTTCCGCACCAACAGTTTTCATTTCGCGGATACTTGAGCATCGGATTGGGTTGGAAGTCACGGATAAGCGCCGCGGGTACGATTCCAAAGCGCATGAGCGTCTGGCCGTAGAAGACCTTGAAGCGCAGAGGCAGGAGCTTTAATTGAATCCAAAATTTCTTTAATCTTCCCATTGTCCCGCCTCTTCGACGAGCATGTCGTCGTCATCCGTGTGCGCCGTTTCTTGCGCCTCGACGTTATCGATCCCGTCGATGTTCTCGCACTCAGGGCACCAAATAGCGCCGCTCGCTACGATCTTCACGTCCTCTGAACCGCAAGCGCCGCAAATCTTTTCAAACATATTCCACCGTGTTCACTCCTCGCGGGAGCACTCGGTACTCAACGCCTTGGCTAAAACCTTGCTGCACTTTCCTGGTGTGCGAGTGGCCGCAAATGACCATCTTCACATTGGGAAGATCAACGCCCACTTGCGCAACTCGGTCTAGAAATTCTTGTTTGATCTTTGCGCCCCAAACGTCGCGCATCTCTTCGAGCAGTGGTGAGAAGAATGTGCGCTTAAACCAACCAGCGCCGGGCTCTTTGCGTCGGTACGCTCTGCCTTTAGCTTCCGACCACAGAAACCCGAGATCACCATGGGTGAAAAATATTCCGTCGCGCACTGCCCAGACATCGGCATCAGCTTGATCTAGCTCGTGATTGCCCGAGATCCAGACATGGCCCGAGTCGATTGCTTGCCACTTGAGCGCGTGGAGTCGGGCCCGCCAGCCAGCCAACTCGGCTTTCTTCACGTTTTTCATATCGACGATATCGCCGTTCCACACCGTGGGGGTTGACTGCCTTGCGTATTCCATCGCCGCGTAGTACCCAACAATTTCATAGCTTGAGCCCAAATGCAGGTCGTTTATGACGCGTATGCTCTTCATCCGTCTTCCCATCCGATTAAGTCTTCAAGTTTTTTAACCCCGACCTGTGCCACGATAGGCCGGATGGTCTGGCCGTGGATACGTTCAAGCATTTCTCTAATGGTTTTCGAGTCGCCTCGTTCCATGTCAGCGATAATTGCCCGAATATACGTCTCCTCGATCACTTTGATGTACGGGTCATGGAGCCTTGCGCAGAGTTCCGCCTTATCGAGGTTATGGATTCGATCGTAGAGCTCTGAGAGCTCCTCCCTTGAACTTTTCTTGATGACCCGTAGGGTAGGGCTCTCCGGGGGCTTACCCGCAGGGTTGCCCGATTGGCCCTTCTTCCACGCCGTTGCCGGGGCGCGTTGGCCTTTTACGCCCATGTCTGCACCATGTGTGAACCCTTCCCAGTGAATTTTTAGGATGAGTCAGGATTTGGCTTTTGTCAAATGACGCGAGGCTGAATCGGCGTTAACGACTCAGCCTCGCTAAGATGTAGACAGTAGAAACTTTACTTAGACGTCTTGAGCCTCGCCGAATTTCATCGTGAGCTTAACGGCGTCACCAGGGATAACTTTGAACTCGCCTTCGGCCTTGATGAAGACCTCGCCCTCGCCGATCTTTGCATCGCCAACCGCTTCAACCGGGCAAGAACCCACAGGTCCAAGCGAGGTGATCACGGCTTTCATACCGTCTTCCGACGGAACGATCGAACCAAGCGAGGGATCGCCCAGGCTCCACGACGGCGCTCCATCGAGCTTGGCTGCGTTACCGAAAGAATCTTCAGCTCCGATTTCAACTTCAACTTTTTGTCCGGCTTTTACTGACATGTTTTTAATCTCCTTGCCCCCGATTTTAAAAAAGATCCGCACGGCCCGGGGTAGGGGCTCGCTTGGACACTCATCCCGCATCTCGAGGCGCTTGATCCGCAGGCCTTGTCGCCAAAGCCTGCGCTCAAGGCCATAGACCCTGAGACCGAGAACAAACACGAGTGCAAAACAAAAATTAATCATCGGCGAGTAGGATAACTGGAAAGTCGAAATGGGCAACGTCAGTTCTTAGTTTTTATTTAGCCGAGTGTGCCAAGCATCTCGTTTATGGCTTTCGTCAGTCGCTCGGCCTTGAGGCTCATTTCGTCGTCGAACTCTTTGAGCAGCGGCACGGCGCGAGTC